TCTGATCTTCAGCATCTCTCCCCCTACAGTTTTTGCAGGAGTAGGATCTCACCGTAAAGTAATGCGATGAATGCTGCACAACCTAGGGATGTTACTCCAACTAATTGTAGTGCTTGCATGACGATCACTTAACGTAGGTGCGACCGCGATAGCAGAATGTACCATGAGCTTCTTTGCTTTCTACGCAACGCTGATCATACTCGACACCACGATATGCGGTAGCGGTGATCTGTGCATCGTGCAGTGCAGCTGCCTTCTGGATCTGCTTCTTGATGAGAGTAAGGGTGTTCATTGTAGGTCTCCTAAAAGAATGGGTGGTTTAATCCCCGTTCCTTCAGTCGTTTGCGTCCCAATACCAATCACATTCTGGTGCCGATTCCTTTACGGTCTCAACTAACTCTATCTTCAATACATCGTCGATGTATTTGTTTGCCTGAATCCTCAACATAACAGCATCGGTTTGCTGGCATGATAAAGTTGTATACAGAAGGATCTCTGGTATCATGGGATGAACGCTCCGTTCCGCGACTTACTTGCGTCTTATGTATACGTCCCGTCGCATTGACCTTCCACCTTCGATTTAAGATAACCTATAAGATTATACTTTGCTCGACGATCCAAGTTATCATCCATAAGGATTTCAACTCGTCTCTGGAGGAACCTTTCACACGACATGTGCCACCCGTAGGGGTTGTCGTCGGCATGATGGGCAAGGGTCAATGCCAGCAGGATGCTGAACATAAGATGAACGATTGCTAGAGTATAGCATTACTATATATCTTTTGTCAACTGTAACATCTGCTACAATTTATTATTTCTTTTCTTTTGGTGCGTTGGGATCAACCCACAGCTTGGGATTTGCTCTGCCTTCTGATTGTGTCATGTTAACAAAGTCAGAACGATACATGTCCCAGTAGTGATCAAAAATATCTACTTGCTTTGCAGCAGTAACGATATCAAATTTAGTAATACCGTCTTGTAAATACTCAACTAGAAAAGCGGTGTATGGAAGACTGCGATCTTGACCCATGGTTGGGTCACAGTCTTGAGCGATCATCTTAATTCCTTTCCCCATCAGCTACGGTTCCCCCACTGAATGCCAGGGAATGCTTCAGACACTACTGCCTTGGTGATCTTCCAACGCTTACCAAGTTTCTTGTCCTTGACTAGGATCAGAACCTCTGCCTCACCTGCTGTGAGACCTTCCAGCATTTGAATGAACAGTTCCTCGCGACGAGACTGCTTGAGGGTGGTGCTACCACCCCTGAAGAAGAGGTAGAGTTTTCGATACTCTTTCTCCAGGACCGAGTGTTCTGTCCCTTCAGGGGCATCGTTGGGCACGTAGGGAACGTCTCCTGGTGGCAACTCGCTGACGATGCTGTCGTCAAAGTTTGCAATCAAGATGGCACGAAGTGCGTTGGTGTTGTACTGCAACAACAACTTCTTCTTCTCTGCTTTGGTCTTCGCATTGCTCACTTTCTGGAGCACTTCATTAATTAACAAATTCATTTTTTAAATGGTGATGAACTACGAAAAAAGAATTCCTGCAACAGATCATTCAGTTGATGTTCCTTGAAGTATTCCAAAGGAACTTTCTTTCCACTGATATTTATCGAGTTGTATTCATCTAGAATTTTCTGCTCGATTTCTTCAGGGACGTAATCAAAATCAATCAGGTTACGATTGCGATGGTAGTTTGCAAGTTGTTGTGTGTTGTCACAGAACTGTGCTGGGTCTTGAGTGATCCACTTCGCTACCTTCTTCTGACTGATAGGTTTCTGCCTGACTCCTGCAACAAATGTGTCATCAGCTGACAGGAAGTTAGGGATACCGTCTGACTTGTCGCCACGCATGACATGCTCCTTGATATATTGCCAAGGATCATCGTGTGCTACTGGTCTCTTCGTAATTGGATTGTACTGTCTTACTCCTGGGTATTTCTGCAATTGAATGAAATCCTTATCCCCAGATAGAATAAGAATTTTGTCCTTCGGTCCTTTGTTTTTACAGAGTGTAGAGATTACATCATCTGCTTCGGCACCATGGACTTCTACTACTTTGTAAGGAAAGTATTCTCTGATCTCGTCTCTGATTTTATTCAGGACTTCAAAGATTGCTGTCCAGTCATGTGATGATTCTGCCCTTGCTTTCTTTCTACTTGCTTTGTAGTAAGGGAAGACATCTTTCCTCCAGTAGTGTCTGCTATCGTAAGCGAGAACAACCTCACCGTATTCTTCGGAGTATTGTTTCTCGTAAGAACGAAGACTGGTAAGAACCATATGTCTCACCAGTCTTTCATCAAGAGCACTTTGTTTAATCTGTGCCATCAGGTTACTAATCATAACCTGATTCATGTCAATAATAACCATCCTCGTCGTCGTCCTCCTCGGTTACGAATTTAACTGAATAGAGTTCTTCATTGATCAAGATACCTTCTTCGTCATACATTTCTGGGTGTGTTGGGAGATTAGTCTTTGTGTTCATGTAGGCGTAAAGAAAGTCATTTGCTGTCCATCCGATCAGTGTGCCAACAATCATGAATAGCACCATCAGAATTGATGAGAATGTGAGGATAACTGCAGTTGTCATGGTCCTTCTCCTGTTAAGTGGAGCTCTCCTCTTTCCAGGTAAATTCTATTCTTATTTGAAATACTTTACCAAGGAGAGCTAGAGTGTGATTGATCCTGATCCCCTTACCTGGGGGTACTTTCGCCCTCCTGCGAAGCATTAATTCCACACCTCTATTTATCTCTAGTTCACTCATTTTTTCTTCGAGCTTACAAGTCCCTTGTCAATCAAAAACTTTGCAGTCTGGTGGAGTCCTCCGATCGCTTCACCATCTATAATAACATACGGATACCCTTTTGCCAAGGGGTATCGCTTGACCATTGTCTCTCTCGTAATGTCCTTCCCAACCACATAGGAACTGTACTCTAGGTTGGCACGTTTCATTAGAACCTTCACCTTGTCACAGTAACTACAACCAGGGATAGTAAAAATTTGAATCTTCATGGGATGTCAATAGAAATGTTGAATGAAAGAGAGATTCTTTCGTTCTCTGATGTGTTGGAGCTCACATGGTGTTGGAGGTTAGACGGGAACAATATCACTCTACCCTCTTCAGGTGGGATGGTCCAGACGTTGTGGTCCAGTCCATAAAGTGAATGAGCATTTGGAGAATGTAGTATCAGTTCACCAGATTCATGAGGTGCCTTGACCCAAATGACACCAGAATAGAAGCAGTGTGGATGAGTATGAGGCATGTTCCAAGCACCATTGGGGTTGGAGTTAAACCAGATATTATGAAGGGAAAACTTGGTGCCTGCGAATCCATTATCAGCAAATGTTTCTGACATCTTGTCACATGCTGGCATGAGAACATCATCCCAAATCTTACTACAAACAGAATGAAAGTCAGGGTCTTGGTGAATGTCAGATGATGACTGATACCCACCCATGTTACTCACCTGTACAGTTTCATACTTACTCTTGTACTGTCTGGTGTAATCAATGATGTCATTCCTGTACTCATCAAAGTCAGGAATCATAGCAGTATACACAGGAGTTGGAAACAACTCCATCTTTCCATAATCAATCATGCGAAACCTCCTTTGCTTTTCTTTTTCTTGGGATCAACTACATCCATATGCGATAGGAACTGACCAGGTGTCTGGAACCACCGTGCGTGTGCTACCTGCCAGTCTTCATAGAGTTCCGACTCGCCATTGGTGAACACAATCCTGTAGTGATGTCTATCGTATGGTTTGTCACAGGTCTGCGAGAAGTATCTAGGATCGTTTGGTTTGATCAGATCGTAAGACATTAAAAAAGGGGTCCGAAGACCCCTAGTATATCACAGAGCGTTGCCTCTTGGCAACACCTCTTCAGGAAATACAAAGTTCTCATGCGGTTGATCGACTGGTGCCAACCAAGCACGAAGACCTTCGTTCAGAAGGATATTTTTCGTATAGAACGTCTCAAATTCAGGATCTTCCGACGCCCTGATCTCTTGAGATACAAAATCGTAAGCACGAAGATTGAGAGCAAGACCAATGATTCCAATAGAAGAGGTCCAAAGACCCATAACAGGTACAAACAACATAAAGAAATGAAGCCAGCGTTTATTGCTAAAAGCAATTCCAAATATCTGGGACCAGAAACGGTTAGCAGTAACCATCGAATAGGTCTCTTCCTCTTGAGT